TATAAAGCATATTTTCCTTTAGAGTTTTTAGTAGCTAACTTGATGTCAAAAGTTGGCGATTCTAATAAGAAAACAAAAGGTAATATTTCGAAAATAAAAGAAGAGATTAAAAGACTTGATGTAAATATTAGGCCTCCAGATATTAATAATTCCGAAATGGCTTATAAAATAATTGATGATGGCACATTGATAACAGGTTTAGATGCAATAAAACACGTAGGCAATGCTATTCCTGAAATTTTGGCACAACGTCCATTCAAAGATTTTGCAGATTTTTTAACTCGTTGTGATAGCAAAACGGTTCGAGCCGATGCTATTCAGGCATTAGCAGCTAGCGGCTGTTTAGATTCTTTTGGCGTGCCCAGAAAAATGATGTATTTTTATGCTTCTGATTTTAAAAAGAAGTTGCAGTTGCATTTAAAAAGGAAGAAAGGCGCCACTGAGCCTTTTAATTATCCATGGCCAGAAGGCGAGACAGAATGGACCATCCCAGAATTATTTGCATTAGAGCATAAATATATTGGTGAAGGCCTGACTGGTAACAAAAAACAAGTTTATAAAGGGTTTTTTAATGACAATGCTGTGAATTTTTCTAAATTAAAAGAGAAATATCCAGAAATCCCATCCAAAGAATTTAAGAAAAAAAGATATGAAAATGATTCATTTTACGAAATTATTGGTATTGAGGCGGAAATTAAAAGCATATTTGAATTTACTGTAAAAAAAGAAGGTAAAATTCAAGGCCAGACGATGGCTAGAGTGACTTTAGAAGATCCGTATGGAAACAATATTGATATGGTATGTTTCCCAGAGAAACTGGAAAATTTAAAAAAGCAAATGCCGAAAATAAACAGCGCTTGTCAATTTGAGGTTGCAGCTGGAATAAAATTTGTAGGTATAATAAGCTGGTACGAAGGTGATATATCTATAATATTCGATAGTATTATGGATTGTTGTACGCCTCCTGCTTTGCCTGCTGATTTGAAAGATAAGAAAAAAGTGTCAATGAAAATTTCTGCTAAAGATAAAGATAGAGATAAAAAAGAAATTATTGATGCTCAGGTCTTATTAGAAGAAGTAGAGGACGAGTTAATTGAGGAAGGATATTCGGATCTTGATGAAGAAGAGGTTAATATATGAATTGTTCAGAATGTAATGTTGACATCCCTCCAGCGTGGAAGCATTCTTATGAATCTAATCATTGTCCATCATGTGGTGGTAAGATCTTTGATGGCAGATCTGTTGATTTGATGAAAGAATTAAAAGAAGCTATGGAAAAAATGCCAAATGATCCTCAGGGATTGGCAGGATGGCTTTTATCAAACTATCGTATGGAGAAGGTAGGAGATGGTGAGCCTACTGGTTTTCATGGAAACAAGCCACAGGCGGTAGCAAAAGCGGCGGATGGGCAACCATTGAAGCTAGCTCCTAATCGGCTTCAGCAATTTTTAAAGAATGCTGGGGTTAAGCCAGCTGAGCCAGCACGAATGACGAATCTTGCTAAGCAGATAAATAATGCAGGGCTAGATGACGGCGTTGATTACGGTATTGTTGAAGAAGGAGAGGCTACAGAAGAAGTTGAAGATTTTGTAGAAGAGGCGAATGATCCAGATTTTACACAAAAAGTATTAACTGGCATGACACCTGGCGCCCCTGGTCGTTTTACAGCTACAGAGCGTAAAGCGTTGATGCAGAAGATGGCAGAAAATTCTTCTAATGATATGGGCGATTTACATCCGGCGTTACAGGATGATAGAAGAGAAAGACTTCGTAAACAACAGGAGCTTACTCATGGTGGGGCAGTAGGCAAGATAACAAGAAGATAATGACTATACGTTTAATAGATAATAAAAGAATAGAGCTTACAGCAACTGAATTTGAAGTTTATCAAGATGTTTGTAAATCTTATGACAGACCGAATTTTCAAGGCAAAGATTTATTTTCAGGATTATTTGAAACAAATGAAAATGGAATTATTATTTTTCTAAGACCTCCTAGCAAAAAATTTGTTAGTATGGAAGTGTTGACATTTTTGCAAAATATTATGGTTCATCAACATTTGCGTTTGATGTATGATGAAATAGATGCAACAAGACAAAGCTTAAAAAACGAAGTTGCCGGTCTTATAGATCAAATAAAAGAATTGAAAGAAAAAATAAATGGATAATTTTTCATCAAATTGTTTTGATGAAGACGGAAATTAGATAAATAAACATTAGTAAAGAGTCGAGTTTATACAAAATAATTGAATAGGAAGTTATTATGACTGATAGTTGGGATGTTGTGCGACCTACAAAAGATAATGTAGACCCCGAAAAGGATACAGATCCGTCTGAATTAGATCCTGTTGAATTAACAAGTATGGGAGATTTATCAGAAATTCAATCTTCCATAGAATCTTGTTTTAAAGAGATGCATTATGCTTCTTTACAAAAATACGACGCTGATAAAGCAGATAGAACTGCCGCATTATTTTTAATTACTCAAATGCGATTATCCTCGTTAATTGAGGACGTTGAAATGAAAGCAAAGAATGCCAAAAACGAAATAGTTAGAATAGAAGCTGAAAAATACTTCGAATATAAAACTGGTAATTCAGATAAAAAAATAACAGAAAACATGTTATTGAATTATACAGCAAAAGATTCTGAAATAATAAAGACAAAAAAAGAATGCGTTCAATATGAAGCTCATTATAAAAAATGGACTTATATAATGAGTACTTTAAAAGACGGTCATATATATTTTAGAAATTTAGGTAAAAACAAAAACTGGTCAGAATAAGGAAAATAAATGTCAAAAGATAAAGAAGCACAAGTAGAAAAAAAAGATAAAAAAATAATTGCCGGAATAGATATTAATTTACTAGTAAAGAAGGCTCAAGAGTCTTATGGAAAGAAAGAGAATGGATTAGCAAGACAGCTATCTACTGGTAGTTCAATTATAAGACCATCAGAAGATAAAGATTTCGTTGTATGGACAAAGGGGGATCATTGGCAGACGTTAACTCACCTGCGAGGAATACCGTTTGGTAGAATTATAGAAATATCAGGAAAGCCAGATAGCGGCAAGTCTACGCATGCTGCCGCTTTTATGAAGTTTGCTCAAGATCAAGGGATTTTAGTTATTCTTTGGGATTCTGAAAAGAAATTTCAGAAAGAGCGATTTGATAATAAAATTGGTGGATGTTCGGAAAACCTCATGGTGGTTGATACTAATAATATTCTTAATGGCGCTAAAGCCGTAGCCCATCTTGTTAATTCGGCTAAGGAAATGAACCCAGACGTTAAAATATTGATCGTATGGGATAGCGTTGGAGCCTCAATTAATTCTACTGAAGACAAAGATGATGAGGAAGAATATTCTAAGCAGCCAGGCGTAACCGCGAAAGAAAATGCTTATGCTATTAGAAAATTCAACAAGCTTTCTAATAAGTATATAAATAGAGAGACTGGTGAAGAAACGATAGCTACATTAGTAATCAATCAAACTTATGCAAATATCGGTTCTGTTGGACAGACTGAGAAGGGCGGAGGCGAGATTTATTATTTATCAAGTGTTATTATCCAGCTTTCTAGAAAGGGTGATTTGACCAGAGTTAAAGGCGGAGATAAATATAAGTATGGAATTATTACTAGGGCCAAAGTAAAGAAAAACCATTTATTTGATGGGGACGAGTGTGTTGCTGAAATGGATTTGGTTATTTCAGCTGATGGAATTCAATTGGCGAAAGATGTGAAAAAAGTTGACGATATTAAAGGCTGGGAAGATCAAGAAGAATAATTCTAATTGATAAATCGAGCCACCTCAAATGAGAAACTATTAAATCATGGCTGAACAATCGAGACTAGATCCTGATCAACAAAGAGCCTCTGCGGATGCAGAGGCTCAAGCAAGATTATTACGAAATTCTACTAATAATCCTGTATATTTAGTAAGGTTTGAAGATCCTGAAAACGCCCCAATTATAAGGTCATTTATCGTTTTAAAACAACCATTAATGAATCCATATAGTGTGACGTTCCAGGGCTTCGAAACTTCTAAAAATGCGCGAAACAAGAAGAGTAAAGAACAGGATATTAGAACACGAGAAGAAGCTATATCGTATGTCAAAGACAATGATGTGAAGTTTCACGATCTGATTTGTCCGTGGCAGCGAGTGATATCTATAGAGAACCTGTCCTATCAATCGAAAATAAACGCAAACAAATAGAAAAAAAGGAAAAAAAAACAAATGTCGAACAAAATCCAATTCGGACTAGCGTCCTGGGATACTACTGACGTAAAGAGACCGTCTGCAAAAGAAAAGAACGAGAACCTTTTTATGAGGCTAGATAGCGGGAATAACGTTATTCGCCTCGTTACTAAGCCTCATGAGTACCTTGTGCATCGTTATAAGGTTGATGAGAAAGATCCTGGTTTTGGTGAGCGTGTGCTTTCCAGCCTGTTCCACGGGAGCGATCCTCTCGTAGACATGGGTTTTAAACCAAAGCGTAGATGGCTGATTGGGATTATTGATCGCAAGACTCAATCGTACAAGATTCTTGACATAAGCGTTTCGGTGTTCAAATCGATTCAAGAGCTTGTTCGTGATGAGGACTGGGGCGATCCAACTCAGTATGACATCGATGTAAAGGTAGATAAAGACGGCGGAGCGACGGGGTATTACACAGTAATTCCAAAGTCAAAGAAGCCGTTATCTAAGGAAGATTTAGATCTCAAAGAGAAAGCAGATCTCGATGATCTAAAGCGTCGTTGCACCCCTCCAACCGTTGAGCAGGTTCAAGAGCGAATTGATGCAATCAAGGCAAAGCGGAACGGTGCGAACGGTACGAACGGAGCAACCAAACCCGCTGCTACAGCTGCTCATAGTTCTAGCAGCGATGATGACGAAGAGGATTTCCCTCCAGTGGCCTGACCTAAGCAGGATAGGTTTTCTTGAAAAAGCGGCTCAAAAGGCCGCTTTTTCGTTTTTTAATGCTTGATATATACCAAGGCATGAATCACGATCTTTATCAAACCATATTAGGATTAGATATAAGCACAACTACAATAGGCATTTCAATAATTAATAAATGCTTTCAAACTGGTAAAATAACGCTAGATGTATGCAAATATTACAAACCTCCAAAAGATGGAAGTATTTTTGAAAGGCTTATTCAAGTTAAACAATTTATTTTAAATTTATTAGAGCGTTATGATCCGGATGTAGTTGTAATAGAGGATTACGCCCGTTTTATGGCTGGCAGCTCAGGTGCAGCAACTATAATTCCTCTTGCAATTTTTAATACTACAATAGGCCTTACAGTATTTGAAAATACTGGTAATGAGCCAATATTAATGAATGTCAATACTATTAGAAAATGGCTCAAGACAGGAGAGGAAAGATTAAAAAAAGAAGATATTCCAGAAGCTGTTGCTTATCATTTAAAAATAGATTTCCCGTATGAAATTACTAAGAAAGGCAAAATTGCTGTAGAAAGCTATGATAAAGCAGATTCCGCAGCAGTAGCACTAGCTTATTTAAAGTCTATTGAGCCAAAAATTGTTAAACCAAAGAAGAGTCGAGCCAAAAAAGTAATGGAACTGTAAGTCATTATGAACCTATCTGAAGCATATAATATAATTGGTGTAAACTCGGATTCTACACAGGATGAAATAAAGACAGCTTATAAAAAGCTAGTTTTAAAACATCATCCGGATCGTAATAAAGATAACGAAAAAGAAGCCGAAACGAAATTTAAACAGATTAATGAAGCTATGCAAATTATAGAGCGTGGTGAAGAACCGGAATACCCACAGTGGGACAGCAATAATATTGCTCAACAAATATTTATAAATTTTAATTCTGGGCATCAACGCACAAGAAGGCCGGATCCTATTGTTCATACTCGTATTACTTTTGTTGAGTCTGTTTTGGGGTGTGAGAGAGATATATCTTATACAAGATATATAAAATGTAATAAATGTTCTGGTAAAGGATTAATATACGACAAATTAGTTAATTGTAAAATATGTAAAGGTCTTGGAAGAGTAGAGTCCTCTTTTTCAAGAGGTAATGCCAAATTTTATAGCACTTGTAATGTTTGTCAAGGAATAGGCTCTGATACTGAGAAGTGTAAAGATTGTGACGGAGAAGGCTCTGTCAAAAAGGAAGAGCAGCATAAATTGCAATTCCCTTGTGGTTTAACCGATGCGCAAATAATAAGAGTAGGAGGAGCTGGTAATTTTGTGCAATATCATCCACAATTTGGTGATATGCATTCTGATGTTTTTATCAGAGTACAGGTAGAGCCTGATAAAGATATGACGCTGAATGGCAATGATGTTATATCTAATATAGACTTAATTCTATTAGAGGCATTAAAAGGAACAACAAAATCAGTAAGAACCGTAAAAGGTGAAATGAAATTGAAAATTCAACCTGGCATTAAACATGGCAATCAAATCAAAGTTGTTGGTTATGGAGCGGGAGAAATAGGTTCACATTTGTTTATTGTAAATGTTAAGTATCCAGAAAACACCGAAGAGTTGATTAGGTTATTAGAAAAAGAGCAACAAGAAAAGGCAAACAATGTTTAGAATTTATTGTGATAACAAAGGCTGTGGCAAGGATATGGAGCCATTATTAAATGTCAATACTAACGATGTAGAATGCGTTGAATGTGGCAAATCCATAAAAAGCATTACAAGTTTTACCAAATCTCAAATGAAATCGATTGGGCAGATTAAGAGAGATGAGAAGGTTAAGCAGGCTTTTTCTGTTCAATGTCGTTCTTGCATGAAAGAGAGCGCCCCAAAATTAGGTGATAAAAATGAGCTTCGATGCTCTATTTGTAATAATCATTTAGATTATTTGTCTGCTCCATATGCTCATGCTGTTAGAGAAAATTTATTGAGGAAACAAAAGAACATAGCTACTGTTTCAGTGGCATCAGTGAATGTTGCACCTAAGGTGACTGCTTCATTTAAATGAATTTAAAAGAGTTATCAATAAACATTCGTGAGCGTTCGGCTATGTTTGCAGAAGTTTTGCAAGCTTGCCGAACTTTGCTTATTCATAATCCATTGGCGTCTGAGTCTAGAGATTATTTAGATAGCAGAATTGCTACTTTTTATCAAGATCGTTTTCAGTTTGGGTATTTTCCAAATAATGAAAATCTGCAAAAACTTATAAATATGGTTGGTGAGGAAAAGCTTAAATCATTAGATTTAATATATGACAAATATGTTAATGATGCAGACTGTATGGTAGCGGTCAAACAAAGTATTTTATCATCACATAATTTAATTATGCCATATAAAGATGTTTATGGCAACATTGTAGCACTAGTGGGGCGCACTCTTCTTTCAAAAGAAGAACAAAAAGAAAAGAATATATCTAAATATAAAAACTCGCAATTTCATAAATCATTACATATGTTCGGTCTTTATAATAGTAAGCGTAGTATTATTTCGAATAATTGCGTGCTTCTTGTGGAAGGACAATTTGATTGTATTTCTTGTCACGTTCATGGTTTTCATAATGTGGTTGCTTTAGGCGGTGTTGCTTTTAGTAAATATCAATTTGCTTTATTATCTAGATATACTAATAATATAAAGCTATTATTAGATAATGATAGTCCTGGATTAAACGCCGCCAATAAAATAATCGAAAGATACTCATCATTTGCTAACATTAAGAAAATCCAGCTTCCGTCCTGTTATAAAGATGTTGATGAGTATTTGTTAAAGAGCAACGATTATGGAGCATTAAATTTTACAGGATGATAAATATGTTAGACTCAACTGCTAATAGGCTTGGGCATTGTAAGCAATCTATCTCAAATATGATGGATTATAATTTAATTTATTTTTACAGCAGTGAGGTTTAATATGACAGATAGAAGCAAGAATCGATCAGATCGTTACCAATGGGTTCTTATAGAATGCCCTTGTTCTCCAGAAATGATGACAGAGGTTTGTGATTCTGATGGCATCGGAGCCCAATTAAATCCATGGGGTTATAATGAAGAATTATTTGAATTAAAAGACAAATTGAAAGCCGCTTTTTGGAGAATTGTTGACACTCAGCTTACTTCAAGACAAAAAGAGGTTATTCATCTTTATGCCGAAGGTCTTACTCAAACTGAAATTGCTAAGAAATTAAATGTAAATCAATCAAGTATCACAAAAAGTATTAATGGAAATTGTGATTACAGAAATGGACGTAAAGTTTATGGTGGAGCTAGAAAAAAATTAAGAAAAATTGCTGATAAAGATGAAGAAATAAAAGAAATATTAGATAGAATAGCAGATTTACAAAGTAATAATTATTAATGAGTGAGTATGAAGAAAATATTGTTGAGCCTTCATACGGTGTTATTTACTTAATTATTAATAATATAAATAAAAAAATATATATTGGGCAGACAACTTCTGATATTCCTAAAAGCAGATGGTACAAACATATATATTGCGCAAATCATTCTGCTATTTATTATTTTGGGAAGGCTATTAAAAAATATGGTGCCAAAAATTTTTCATTTAAAATAATAAAAAAGTGTAAAAATCATGAAGATTTGAATTATTGGGAAATCTATTATATAGATTTTTACGATTCAAGAAACAGAAAAAAGGGGTATAATATAAAAGAGGGCGGTAGTCACGGAAAACATTCTGAGGAAACGAAGGAAAAGTTAAGAGTGATAAATACTGGCAAAACTCTTACTAAAGAGCATAAATTGAAATTATCTCAGGCTCATTTAGGCAAAAAACATTCTAAGAAATGGAAAAAATTAATGTCTAAATTGATGACTGGTAAAAAATTATCATCAGAACATTGTAAATTAATATCCATTGGTAAAAAAGGCAAAAAATTTACCAAAGAACATAAAAAAAATATTTCAATATCTAAGAGTGGTGAAAATAGTTCCACTGTTAAATTAAATTGGGCTATAGTTAATAAAGCAAGAACAGAATATAAAACTGGTAAAACAACATTAAAAAAATTGTCTCAAAAATATAACGTTTGTGAAAGCAATATGCGATCCATTATTTCAAATCACTCTTGGATTGATTTAAAATATGACACATCTGACGCTGATAAAATAAAAATTAGTAATAAAAAGCATTCAGGTGAAAGTAACCCGAAGGCTAAATTATCATTGAATATGGTTAGGGCTATACGGGCAGAAAAAAAATCAAAACCAAATATTACAGATTTGGAAATAAGCAAAAATTATAATATTAGCCGCCCGTCAGTTTCATTAATATTGTTAAATAAAACGTGGATAGATGATTTAATTTGAGCAAAACATGTATAAAATGTAAAAAAAATAAAATAGAAAATTTAGATAACTTCTATTTTAGAAAAGACACAAATAGATTTATTAATACTTGCATTCTTTGTATTAATATAAAAGAACATGAATATAGAGCCGCTAATAAAATAAAAGAATTAATACGAAAACGTATATACAATTCAAATAATAAAGATAAAATTTCAAAACAAAAAAGCGAATATTATCAATTAAATAAAGAAAAAATACTTGCTAGTCAAAATAAATATGAAAAAGCAAATTATGAAAAAATAAAAAAATATAGAAAATGTTGGCAGAAAAACAAAAGAGACGCCGATCCCGCATATAGATTACGATATAATGTAGGGCGGGCCGTTCGTTCAGCTCTTATTAAGGCTGGTTATTCAAAATCAAACGCTTCTTTTTTCGATTATGTTGATTATACTGCCAAAGAACTGAAATGTCATTTTGAATTATTATTTGAGTCATGGATGAATTGGAATAATTATGGCAATTATAAAATAGGTGGAATTCAAAGATGGAATATAGACCATATAGTGCCACAATCGAAATTACCTTATGATTCTATGGCGCATGAAAATTTCAAAAAATGTTGGGCATTACACAATTTGCGCCCAATGGAATCTATAGAAAATATTAAAAAAAGACAGAAGTGATTTCACATTATTTGGTTTATATGGGCTATCTCAGCAAAAAGCCTTAGATATGAACAGAATTGACTTATCGCTTTATATTTTCATTAAAGTAATTGTCTACTACTTATCTTGTATTCATTAGTATTCTGCGGATATATGTGACTAAGGAGTCTGGTAATGAAATTTGATGTAGATTATTTAAATTTAGACCAACAGCTTACTGAGCCAAAATATTTTAAGTATGCTGATGTAAAAGACCAGCTTGTTAAAGTAGCTTTTGATATAGTTAAGTTTCGTGAGACAGATGCTATTGACGGTTTATGGCAAATTCAACAGACTAATGATGGTGAAATCATTGTTGCTACATATCAAGATGAGCAAGAAGTTAGCAAACAGGCTTCGGCAATTAGTTGGGAAGCGCGTTCTAATACAGCTGGTAATAGCGTAACTATATTTTACAAAGGTGTGCCAATAACAAAAGTTGCAATAATGCAATATGGTATACCGGCAGGAGATGCTCATTTAGTTTGTAAATATGTACCAGAGAAATTAGCTAGCAGCACAGATTTTCGTAAGAAAATGTTAAACGA